GCACCAGAACCACCATTTTTAGTCCAAGTTACAATACTAAACCCTGCTGTTGTATTAGCAGATACTGTAGATGTTATAGCACCTAATGTATTAGATACTCCAGTACCATTTGCTTTCCAAGACCAACCAACCATTGGTCTAGTGTTTTCATTTACTTCTCTATCATTAGGTCCTGCTGAATCTGCACCAAGAGTAAATCCATCAGAAGTAAACGCTGTAACTTGGTCAGTAGATGTTTTTTCTGCATCTGTTCTGTTACACATCATAAACTTATTATTACCTCTAACTGCATCTACTAAATGATGACTATAGCTACCTCCAGTTCTTGCTTTTAACCATAAAAAATCAGGTTGAAATTCTAAACCTGTAATACTTTGTGTACTACCATTACCTGTATATAATGTCGTATCAAAATGCTTACTACCATCTACAATAGTAGAGTCAGGTAAGTTAAATGTATTTAGTTTTTTATAACCTGTAGGTGGTGTGTAGGCAAATGGTCTTTGACCAAAGTTAATGTCAAAATTATCTCCACTATTATAAAAAGAACATCCTAAATAATATTCAACACTAGGTAAACTTGTAAATGCTGTTCCTTGTGTAGTTCCGTTTCTGTAGAAAGTAATAGTATTAGCATCTAAATCTAAAGCAGTTCCTATAACATCACCTGCTACATACCTATCTCCATAGCTTCCTGTATAAGAACCAGCTCCTTGTTTTCCACCATCTTGTACATAAACATAAGAATTAGTACCACCAAAATTACTATTAGGGTTTAAATTATCTACACCTATTATTCCTGTCATTGCAGCATCATTTGCACCAACTGTATTCCATGTAGTTTCCCAATAATATTTACCAGAAGAAACTGATATTGTACTAACATTACTTCTTTGAGCATTAGTTCCACTTGTAGCTTTTAAATTAGCTTTGTCAATAGTTACAGAGCCAGAAGGTACTAAAGGATTTAATGTAGCAAAGTTACTTGTATCTTCATCTGTTAGCGTAGGTACATCTGACATGATGTCGTAAGTAGTTAATGCACTATTAGTTGTATTAAGGTTATTTTCAGTAAAGTTATTACCATTGCCAGAGTTATCTGTACCTCTACCTTTTAGATAAAATCCATTTGTACCATAAGAACCTCTATATCTTTTAGGTTGCCATACACCAGTATCTTCATTATATTCACCAAAATCTGTTGGTGCTAATGCTTGACCATCTATATGATGTATTTCTGTTAAGTAAGCATCATAATATCTGTCAGCAGAACCTTGTCTCCTAGCAATAGCATGAATTCCTGTTGTAGCATTTATTTGTGTATCTGCATTTTGATTTGGGAATGTTCCTGTACCTGCTGATGTAGTTAGTAGTTCATTATTAACATATAGTTTTATTCTGTTTGTATCAGTAGCTTGTGTTGTATCAATAACTAAAGCAATATGATACCAAGCAGATGGGTCACGCAAAACAGCAGTAGATGTTCTAATAGTTCTTGTACTATTGCTATCTAATATATCTAACTCAAATACATTGTTACCATTTATAGTTACATCTACAAATTGACTATTGGCACTATTAGCTGCACCAAAAATAACTTGTGAACCTGTTAATGCTCCTCGTTTTGTCCAGCAACTAAATGTCCATGTTTTTTTGTTACCATCACTAGATGGAGTTCTACTTAAATAAGCACTAGCAGACGAACGAAAGCGTAAGCTGTTGTCTAGGGTATAACCAGTAGCACTGTTAGATGCTGCTCCGACTAATAATGGCATTATGAAACTCCTAGAGTTTGACCTTGCTCGTAGAGATTTGTCCCATCAGACCTGAAGTTAAAGAAGTCAACTGCATTAGCTACTGTAGATAAGGTAGGAGCAGTTGCTGCGTTCCATTTAAATATAGCGTTCCATGCTAAAGTTCTTGACCCTGTACCATCTTGTGTAACTTGTATACTATAAAAAGCACCATCTTCTAAATTAGTTGGTGCAGCAACAGTTCTGTTTCCTGCTAATGTAACTTTTGCTACCTGTCCAGAATCTGTGTCCCAATTAATAGTAGCTGCATCAGTAAGTGTTAGCGTAGGAGAAAATCCTTGACCATTGACTTGTAGATTAAGTGAGTTAGTTACATTTTCCCCACTTAATGTTCCGTTTCCGTTAATTGATAATGCCATTATTTATTCTCCCAGTTCTGTTCATTCATTACTGTAATTAATTCTTCTACATTTTTAGCACCTGCAATAGCTGTTTCTAGTCTATTAGATTCAGCAACTACATGAGCTCTTTTGGCAACAACATCTTTAGGAATGGCTACATCTCTTTCTGTTTTTCTAGTTACATACCAATCAGTTTGTGCAAGTATAGAACCTGCTGTTTGATTTACTTGGTTTGTCATTTGATATTTTAAACCATGTGTTACTAATTTTTCATCTGTATTTACCATAGATTTTGTTTTTGAATCATATGTTTGAACATATACCTGATTGCCATCTTTATCTACAGCATCTACATCTTCCATTGTTTTAGGGTTATCTAGTTCACCATTCCAGTAGTATCTGTCATCAGCTCTTACAGGTTCATCTTCCCATGTAATACCTAGTGCATCTCTATCTTCTTGTGTTGATAGCTGCAACCAATTTTTAGGATAGTTGTTACCACCAATTGAAAATGCTTGTCCAACACAAAGTGTTTTATCATCTAGTTTATAAGCCATTACCTATCTCCCTTTGGGTATTTAGCTTTGACTTCTTTTATATGGTCAAGCCATGTTTCTGTACCATCTTGTACATCATGGTATTGCATATCTAGTTGTTCAGCTAATGGTTTGTATTCTGCTGCTCTTTTTTCTTTATAAGCACTTGCTAATACAATTGCTTTAATAGTAGCATTATCATAAGTTACTTCATTATTGTCTATATCGTATGCTTTATCTCCACGAACAGTAACTACCTTTGGATTCCATTTAAATATTGCTTCAGATTTTGTCATTACGCTGCTACCTCACATAAAATAATTCTTGACATGGCATTATCTACCATAACCCTTGCTGTACCAGAACCTTGCTTATGAAAATATACTGTATATGTATTAGAACCTGTTGCGGGTGAAGAATCTAAAAAATCAAGTGGTACAATTTGTGTATGATTAGTTGATGATGTATTGTATCCCGCATAAAGGGATGGTGTTGTAATTTCAGTAGATGCTCTAAATAAACCAACCTTTACTCCTGTCAAAGTAGCATTTACTCCTACTGCATTTAATACTCCTAAAACTAAAACTTTGTTGTCGGCAGAAACGGTAATATCAGCAGTTAATCCTGTAGTAATATAACTTGTGCTAGTTGTTTCAACATTTGTTGCTTGTGTTGCCTGAACAATTTGCAGTATTTTACCTGTAGTAAGTGCGTTTACATCTGCTGTTGTTGCTATCGTGCTTGTACTTGCAGGTAATGTAAGTGTATTAGTTCCTGCTACTGCTGGTGCTGCAACTGTAATAGCTCCAGAGGTATTTCCTGTTAATACTATATCAGCCATTATTCTGTCTCCTCCGCTACATTCATAGGACTTGCTTTAGTCCATTCTATATACTCTTGATAGTCTGTGTTATCTTTGTGTTCACCAAATGTTTTTATTATTCCATTTTCCTCTATTTGAATAGAATATGTATTAGTATCTTCATGAAATTTTCTTTTATATATCATATTATAGCTCCGCACTAACTGCTATTTTAGCAGCTGAATTAGTAAGATAAAAAGTCCAACAAGATTGTTCTGTAATTCCTGATGTTGACATATAACCTAGCATACTTTGTGTGCCAGTTTGTGAACCTGTTTGTCCTAAATTACCATTTTTGGTTACACTAAAATTTCGCATTTCATAATAACTTCCTGATGCTACTTCTAATGTAGGACTAGCTATTCGTTTTTTTGTTTTAAAAGCAAAATACCAATTAATTTGGTCAACTTTAAAACCATGCCCTATACCAAAAACTGTTAATCCACCAACATCAGAAGCATCTGCATAAACTTCATAATATCTCTGACATAATTCTAATTGATGCCCATATTGTAAGTGTTCAAATGGTGTGGCAGATGTTCCTTCTTCTAGTTGAACTCCTGTAATTTGCCATGTTGCTGATGCGTTAGCTACAAAATGTACATTAGAAGAAATAGACCTTTTACTACCTGCTACCCATTCATTTGCTGTTGTATCAAAATTTGTTCCTGCATCTAAACCAAACATTACATTAATGCCCAATGAATTACTTGTTAGCCAAGTTCCTGATGTATCACCTGCAATAGTTACAGTTTTCTTTTCCCATGTATTAGCAGAAGAAACAGTATAGGTTGATACATAAGCTCTATCAAAAGCATTATTACTTATTGACACAGGGTATGTTCCTGTAACAGATGCTTTTACCCAAAAAGATATAGTTATTGTTTTTGCATCTGAAGTACCCCAATTTAAATGAGCAGTATTAAGTCCTTCTATTTTTTGTCTTGGAGTAAGAGCATTACCTGCACCTACTGATTGTGTTGTTGAGTTATTTGTAATTTTTAAAGAATGTGAAAATCCTGCTGGAGCATCTGTTACTTGTTGATAAGTTTGAGCATTAGTAATTCCATGTAAAAAAAGTTGCCATCTATCTGTCATCATAGCACTGGTTGAATGACTTGTGCTTGTGCCTACAAGAGTATTACTAGCACCACCATTTCTTTGGTCAATCCTCATATCACCATTAATAATTTTATTTTTACCTGCTTGTGAAGTAATAGCACTACCACTTGCATTTTGTAATCCACTAGATGTTATTTTAGCTTTTGTAGTACCACCTGATTGCAGTTCTAAATCACCACTTGTATCAGAAGTTAGCTTTAATCCGTTACTTGTATCTGCATTAATTATTGTAGCCATATTATAATACCACCCATCTTTGTCCAGTAGGAACAGTGACTGTTATTCCACTAGCAACAGTTACAGGTGATACTGACATTGCGTTGTAACCTGTAGGCACTGTGTAGTTAGTTCCTATTGTTGAATTATTTATAAACATACCATTGGTTGCACCTAATTGTGGTGCGTTACCTGTATTGGTACTATCTTGAACTACAGCTTTTTCAGCAGGATAAGTACAAAAGACATCACTTGTACCAGCTAAAGTAATTTTACTGCCACTATTGCTAGATTCTAATACAGTATCCCTAGACAAAGTTGTGCCTGAAGCTGTATAAGTTCCCAAACCTACTTCGTAATTGTTACCACTTTTAATAGCGTAGTAAGTTGTATTTGCATTACCTATAGCAGCAAAAGATTGAAAACCTGCACTTGCTCCAGCTAATGTGACTGTGCCTGTACCTGTTGTCGTAGTGGTTTCTTTTACTCTATCTTTTACAATAAGAGCCATGATTTATCCTTATGCTAATGCTACAGTTAAATTGCCTGTAGTTATTTTAAATATATCACCTGCATCAACAGTTTTAGTAGCATCTAGTGCTGTGTGATATAACATATTGCCACCAGTAGAAGCATCCCATAATCCTATCCATCCAACTACACCCCATGTACCTGTAGCTGTTGGAAAAGTTATATCTGCATCTGAAGCAACCAAACCTGATGTGCCTGAAGCAGTAGCAAAAGAAGAAGCAGTCCTAGCGTAAGAGCCACCAGAAACTTCTGTTCCAGTTCCAGCATCTGTTGGGTTTGCTGTGTGTAATGATACATATGGATTGTTTACTGCTGTAAAAGCAGTTCCATTAAGTGTTAAGTTAAGAAGTTTGACTTCTAAATAATCCGACATTTCAGCCATAATAATTTACCTCGTTGAGTTAGTTATAGTAAGTGGTTGAGCAGGGTATTCAGATTCGTCATCACTTTTGCGTAAAGCTGTAACTCCTCTATCATACATACTTGCCCATGTTGCAAGTCTTTCATCATTCATCAAATATGGTTCAGCTTCACCTAGTGCTGCGTAAAGTAATAAATCAGGTGTGTTAGCTAACCAAAGGTTAGATGAATTAGTATCGCTTAAATAATCTGGTTGATGAAAGTAAACCATTTGAAGCGTGTAAACACCATCAGGAATTGGAGCAAATTGAAACTCTGCACCCAATAGTGTATAGCGATTAGGTAATCCAGAAGTAGATGAATGAGCATTTCTAAAGAAATTACTTGTAGACAAAAACTTAATTGTCTGTGGTGGATTACCTTGTAAGTGTAAATCTTTCATAGCTACAAAATCAGAAGGCAAAGATACAGTAGCATCACCTGCTGTAGTAGATGCAACAGCAACTTTAATTAATTGTCTTATGCGTAAGTCTCTGACAAGTCTATCTTCAGCTAATCTTATAAACTCTGGTATCTGGGTTGTTAAATCAGAACGAGCTAAATAATCAGCTATAGTCGCTTGTAGCGTTGTGTAATCTGTAAAAAATGCCATTTAGATTCTGCCCTGTTTTGTTCTAAAAAATCTATTGTCTGGGTCGTTTAACCATTCTTTAAACTTCTTTTGGTCTAATACATGAAATCCTCTCATGATGCCTTTTTGGTTTAATTTATCAATAACAGTCATAGGAATGGATGCTATCTTATTATCAAATATCTCATTACCCCAAGATGTACTAGCTTGGTTATATTCTTGTTTGTTTTTTTCTACAATATCAGTTACATCTTGTGCAACCTCTATAACAGAACCATTGTCTGTGTCGTGTTTTTTTGCTTTTCTAAATTGTTTGTTTTTTAATTGGTCGTTATATTTTCCCATATCAATCCTTATGATACTGCCCACCGAAGTGGGCATATATCAATTAGTATTAAGCTACTAATAAGTCAGCAACGATACCATGTGCTTTCTCGTTAGATACTTGCAGAGTGTACTCTGTAAGCATTTGATGTTTCTCACTATCACCAGATTTAGCCAAAAGATTTGACTCAAATGGTCGTAGTGTAGCAATAGATGCCATAGTTGGGTCAAGCACTAGAGCTTGTTCACCTGTACCAGCTCCTGTGTCTGGAGTCATAAATCTGTCAGGTACAACAGATAAAGTACCAAAGTCTGACATATAAACATCAGCAGCACCTACAATAGTAGTTTGCTTATCTGATGGAGCCATGTAACGCTGTGCTGCAATACCTGCAAATCCTGATACTGCTTGTTTTTGTGTAGGTGGAACAACCAATAAAGTTGGGTTACCACCTTGTTCAAAAACTTTTTTAACACATTCTTTTAGTTTATCTTCGCCAAAAGCTAAAGGAGTTCCTTTAGTACGAGTAGCAGTTCCGTTACCACCTACAGGACCTGCTGGAGAACCTGCTGTAGCTTCTGTGACATAGTTAGTTAATAACCATGTTTGGATAGAACCAAGTAATCTTGCTGCTGAAGCTGAACCTGCGTTTTGAGCCACATTACCAAGAATGGTTTTTTCCATATCTCGTTTTAGCTCTTGTCCTGCTTTAGCTAATTGATAAGCTGTTTCTGTCTTACGACCTGCTTTATCAACTGCATCAAGAGTACCAGAAATATGTACTGTTTTACCTTGAATTTGTGTTCTGTTACCTACACGAACTGTAGGAGTATCAGAAGCACCTGAAGCATCAGCACCCTCTACAAGACCACCTGCACTAGCTGCTGCTAATGTATCAGTTTGCCATTCGTGGTATGTTGCTGTTGCTTTTGTTTTACCAATAGATGAAACTACTGGTGTTTCTGTTGGTGCAATGTTGAAGATAGTATTGCTTAAATCTTCTCTTTGACCAATCGCTGTATAAGTTCTAAATTCTGCCATTGTTTTTCCTTAAATAAAGTTTTCAAATATAGCTGCTGCATCTCTGGCTGAACCAGTTTGCTGTAGCTTTTTAAGTTGTTTCTTTTGTATGTCGGTTACATTCTGCTTTACTTTAGCTCCAGACTTTACAGTCTTTGGTGCTTTAGCGACTTTTTTCTTAACACCAGCTTTACCTGCCATTAATTTGTCGTACTGTGCTGCTTTATGTAATACCAATACATGGCGAGAGTCATAGACTTGAGATAATTCCTCGTCTGTGAAACCAGCCTTTTTTCCGTAGCTACGAATGTCGTTTCTGACTTGTTCGCCTTTCGTTTTGTCTGAAAACTCTGGTAAGGATTCTGCTAGTTTAATTTGTTCTTGTTCTACAAACTTTTGCATTTGTGCTTGAGATTCCGTTTGTTGCTCTTGAGCAAGACGAGCTCTTTCAGCTTGAATAGCTTGTAACTGTTCTTTTTTTTCGGTCATTTCTGCAACCTTAACTGCATATCCTATCGGGTCGTTCTCTTTCATTGCAGCTAATTCTTCTGGACTGTCATTTTGTCCAGTTAATAACTTTTCTATAGACTGCAATTTAACTTGATAATCATCTCTAACTTTTCTAGCTTCAATAATAGCTTTAGCTTCCTGCTCAATGACTTTACGCTGTTCAGCTACTTCTTGAGTCTTTTTAGTATAATCAGAGCCGAGTTGATAAGATTTCTTTAGCTCATCAAGGGTAACTTCTTTTTCTTCACCTGCTGCTTTAATGGTGAAAGTTTGTTCTTCCTCAACTACTTCAGGTTCTTCAACTTCGGATTCTTCTTCAGCTTCTACTTCTTCTTCGGTTTCAACTTCTTCTTCCACCTCTGGTTCAGTTTCTTCTTCAGTTTCCTCTACTTCTTCTACTTCTTCGGTTTGTTCTTCTACAACTTCTGGTTGTTCCTGTGTGGAGTCCTCTGGTGCAGATAACATACCTTCAATAGCTGAAGCTGCATCTGTTACTGTTAGATTTCCACTTTCCGTTGTATCGGAAGTCATGGTGTCATCACTCATTTTATTTCCTTATGCCATCTCGGTGTGGCTATCCCATACAGGCTAAATGCCTATATTATTTTCCATGCCTTGTCTTTAATCTCATCATCTTTTGCGATAGATTCAAAACGAGCCATGAGTTCGTTAATAGTTCTGATTCTGACATAAGCTGCTTCTCTTACACTTGATTCATCATCATCAGAGTTAATAATTAGGTCTGTTAATTCTTTTTTCATTGCTTCTACTTCGTCTAGTAATTCCTGACTTTGTAGTAAGTTTCTAAATGCTTCTGATTTTGTCATGATGCTAGGTTCTTAATTTTATCTAGTGCGTTAATTAATTCTTTAGATTCAGTAACTCTAGTTTTATTGTTATCATTTTCTGCTTTTTGAGCTAATTCTAGTTCTTTCAATGCCATTTCTTTTTCAAACTCTATTTTTTCTTGCTGTAGTTCTAGCATTTCTTTTTGCATTTTAAGTTCTGTTTGTTGCTTCTCTAGTTCTAGTTTAGCCATTTGCTCTTGCATCTTCATCTGTGCTTTTTCTCTTTCTACTTCTGCAAGTATAGCAGCAGCTTTAGTATTGCTATCTTCTTCTTTAGGAGTTTGTGCTGCTTGTTGTGCCATTTGCATTGCTTGTTCTTCTGATATTTCCATTAAGAACTGACTATCATCTTTGAACCCAGCCATATTAACAAACCTTGCTAGTGTATCTCTGTATTGTTTAATATTAACTAATGGGTTGTTTAAACCATATCCTTTAATCACTTCTTCTTGTTTAGCAAGAATCATTTGCATAGTCGCTAGTTGTTCTTGTTTACCACCTGTTCCTAATCCAACATTAACAGTAATGTTATATTCTGTGTCCCATTCTCTAGGATTCATAGGAACAAAAGAGTTGTTAATTTTAATTATTCTTTCTTTGTTTTGATATTTACAGACCAATGCCATAATACCTTTAAATAATGTACTTACACCTGTATCTGCAAATACACGAGCTATTAACTCTAACTTACCTTGTGATGCAGATGTCATAGCACTAACTGCTGTAGCTGTAACATTTTGTAAAAGATTAGGGTCAAGACCTTGTTGTGCATCTGACACACCACTTCGTTTTGCCTGAATACCATCTAGGTATTCCAACATAGGAAATGATTGTGCTGCACTACTTTGTACTGTCATAGGTACTAACGCATTAGGGTTCTTAATACGAATAACACCACCTGCTGTAGATGTGAGTAAGTCATCAAGATTAACCTGTCCCTCTACTGCTCCTACACGATAGTTGTTAGTTAAATATAAGTTATCTAGCATTTGTCTAGTAACTGTAGACTTAATTAACTGTAGGTCTATTGCTCTGTCTGCTAAAGATTGTCCAAAAAATTTATGTGGGATTGGAATAGGACAAACACTGTGGAAGGGAACATAATCACATTCCTCACTCATTAATACCTCATTACCTGCATAGCAAACTCTGTGAAGTTCTGCTATACCATCTTTGTCTAAATCAGTTTTTACATAACACTCGTAATACTCAACCAATTCCATTGATTCATCATTAGAGTCATTAGTATTAAAAGGTTGCTCACCTGCACCATATCTCGCTACCCTCTCTGGTGTAAAATCTAATGTATCACCCATAGGTAATGTTTCAACAACTTTTGGGTCATACCCCATTGCTATTAAATCTGAACGAGTTACTAAACTTCTTTGTGCTACAAAATCAGAATCTTCTATTGTTGTTGCTCTTTTATCAATTAAAAATTCTTCTGGAGCTACATTTTCTATTTTTATTTTAGAGTAATCTTTTGTGCGTTTACATTTTATATTGTAGTAAATATTTACAATAGGTGGTACTTCCATCATCATAGGCATACCCATCTCATCCATCATAGGCTGCCCTGTCATTGGGTCTACTGCTGGTTGTGGGTCTTGC